TGCAAAGTGGATTTCCTCAGGATATCCTACTTTGTAATAGAGACCTACAGGTCTTTGTAACAAAGCCTGTTTAAACTCTTCCAAAGAAAGAGTATGGTCTCCCACGTAGATCAGATCCCATAATTGGGCATATCTGATCTTCAGCCTAACCGTATTATACGGGGACGGCTTCACCTTGCCAAGGAGTATCTCCTTGAATAGGATAGGACGAAGAAGTTTATCTATGATAGACTCTTCGTCGAAGATCCCTGCCGAATAGATTCTATCCGACAGCTCTTTAGCCGAGTATTTTCCCTCAGGGTCAAACTCAGCTTTTAGCGCCTTCCAGCCATAGACTGGGAGTTGCTTAATGACAGTCTCAATATGAGACCTCATTGCGGCGACTTCGTCTTGATTCAAGACAAAGCCTCTGTAACTGTGATTCGAAAGAAACTTTCGTAACAGTTTTTGGTATTCGATCCCTCTGGGATCGTCTTCCAAATAAAGTTGCATAGCCGACATAGTTGGCTGCGGAACTTTCTTATGTAGTTCCCAGATTTCGTCCGGGAAATACATATCTAATCCTCCCCAGTAACTGGGTAGCATTAGTTGCCAAAACACTCCGCTGGAGCGGTCAGGCAATAATGAGCCCATTCTTTCAAAGAATCGGTTCCTTACCATTTTAACCCACTTAGTGGGAAAATGGTCCTTGTTAAGCCACTTAAGAGTACGTCCTAAGGACATACCCTTTCCGATGGCCACGTTCCTTTCGGAACTGACCTCGAACGACTTAGTCGTTGGGCTTAATAACCTCACCTTTATGGAATCCACAAATGGTGAGTTTTCGTACGACAAAGTTGAATCATTCAACGTTCGTACGTCCCATACTCCATATATCTTAGATATCTGGAGTACTTTCTCACAGTACTTCACAAGAGACTTGGAAATACCGTGTTTACCCGCGGAGATCTTAGATCCCCAACGGATATGATTGTCGGTGATCTTGTTTAAGTACGAGATCGGGCCTATGGCCAGGTGATCATCACCACCGACATGATAGCTTCTCCAACTCGGACTTTTAAAGTACGAGAAAGGAGAAATACCTAGGTGGGTCCGCATAGCGGATTCCTCAACTGCTAGGTTCAAGAGTGAGAGAATCACCTTTGTAAGGGGTTCTCCCATCATCACACCTCTGTGCTGACTCTCAGAGATCCGCACATCGGTAAAGAATGTCCTTGGCATCTCTAAGAGATCCAAGGATATCTTCACTAACGAGGACCGGATACCGGTTCCGTTAATGAATCCTCGTAAGAGAGTAGTACCTACTCTCTTGGGGATATGGTCCGTGGCCTCTTTGAGGTCAGAGGACAAACAGGCAAAGTCCAAAGGATATTGCTTGCCACTCATCAGGTATAGGCTTTGCCAAGCCTGATCAGTCTTCTGGAGGGAACTCCTCAAAGAGGGGTGTACCTTCAGATAATCCTTACATACATGGGCTAAGCCCTGTTGCAGGATATTAAGCCAGAACGGACCTGTGGTCACGATTCTAGACTTAAATCCGGGTTCTGGCACAGTCAGAACTCGGCATGGAATTGGTAGCCCGGTTTTTAACCAGTCTTGATATTCAAGAAAGGCTACCAATACGATCTGGTTACCTAGGACTTCATCGAAGCCCTGGTAATACAGATTTTGCTCTGCAAATATCTCCTCGGTAATAACTTCTGAGAAGTTTACCTCCGGGTAGTGGGTATATGGTGTCTTGCGACACCAATGCCTCCACCTGGGCTGGTCCTTAGGACACCTAAGGATACCAAACGGAGATTCGATCTCTTCATCGGCCTCAGGCCGTTTGCTGAGATAAAAGACCAGGGCTTCCCTGATCTCTTTTCCACGACCACCGTCTTTGACGGTTTCGTAGAATGACCCCGCCGTACTCAAAGAGACGTGGGGGTAAACTGTAATACCTCCCATAGAGAGGCATTTCTTACCCAGCGAAGCTGATAGTAAGTACAGTTCGTGTTCGTCTTGGACCTTCCACTGGAAGGGTTCCTCGACGTTTGACAAGAAAGATTGCACAGCAATCTT